TCAAAGGAACAACCCTCAATTCAATAGGTGGGAAAAATCTAATTCCATCTTTCGATGCCTCACCGTATAACATATCGCTTTCAGTCATCTCTCTATCAACAGTATAAAGAATAACAACGAAATTACCGTCACCCTCAACAGATTCGCGACCCATAGATATTTCTAAATTGTAATCATCCTCTGAAAAAAACTTGTTTATTCTCGTGACAGGTATAATTTTATTATTTTTCATGGCTTTTATAGATAAATATTTATAAATTTATTAATAACCAATAAACTATTGATTTTATTTAAAATAATTAGTATATTTAATAAAAATTACAACATTTTGATTAACCTAGATGACTTACGAGGCCATAGTGCACTTTCATTGTTAGAAAACTATGAAGGTATTAACCCATATATACTTAAACTCAAACACGAATACAAAAAAAACAAAAAATTATTACTTACTGACAACCAATCAAAGTATATAGTTCGAAATCACGATAGAGAACCACAAATGATTAATCGTGTTATAAATATCACAGAATACCTAGGGTTAGAATTACAAAAACAAGACGCTTTATCATTCGTTCCTCAAAGAATTCTTATCGAATTTATATTAGCCGAAACTGAAAAGACATTCCATGTATACGGAAAACTAAATAGAAACCAACAATCATCTAAAATGTATTGGCTACCCAAAACACAAGTAACCGATGACCCATACTTCGAATCAATCAACGTAGATGTTGATTTTAGCCCATATAACGACATATTAGCTAAACAAGGTAAAAAGCTTTACCAACACCAAGAAGAAGGTGTTAAATTCCTTCTTTCACGAAACGGATGTATATTAGGAGACGGGATGGGGATGGGAAAAGGCTTGATTACCAGTACTTTAGCTATAACACCTACTGGGAAAAAGAAATTTGGTGATTTAAAGATTGGTGATAGAATAATTGGTTCAAATGGTAAACCATGTAATATTATTGGTATTTACCCACAAGGATTAAAAGATATATATAAGATAACATTTAATGATGGTTATTCTATTACAACAGATGGCTCACATTTATGGACTGTATCTTCATGTAATTCTGGTGAAAATTCTAAAACTAGGGAAAACAAATATAGAACACTTAGTACTGAACAAATGTTGGATGAAAATTTAACTTTAGAACTAAAAGGAACTGGTAGGAATGGAAAAAAACCTTACAAGTTTAAAACATACTATAAACAAAAAAACGGTAATTCTAAATGGCAAATTCCAATTGTCAAACCAATTGAATTTGAAAATAACGATATATTACCAATTGAACCATATTTATTAGGTTTAGGTTTAGGTGATGGTCATTTTAAAAATAAATTTATTAGATTTACATTACATAAAGATGATTTTGATGAAATGTTAGGTGGTTTTAATTTTAAAGAAACAAAAAATAGTCCTAATTGTAGAACTTGTTCTATTAATATTGGTTTATCATTATATGATTTAAAATTAGAACACACACGTTCACATACAAAATTTATTCCAGATATATACAAATATTCTAGTATAGAAAATAGACTTGCAATATTACAAGGTCTTATGGATACTGATGGTCATTGTATGAAATCAAAAAACGATAATTTTAATGGTACTGAATATTGTACTGTATCTGAAAGATTAGTTGATGATGTCGCTGAAATTGTTCATTCATTGGGTGGTATTGTAAGAAAGAAAAGTAAAATTGGTAAATATAAAAAACCAGATGGTACTGTTGTTGAATGTAGAAAAGCTTACAGATTAAATATTAAAATGCCAGAACAATTTAATCCGTTTAGATTAAAACGAAAAGCTGTTGAATACAACCCACCTAAAAAATATAAAATTGGTAGATATATAAAAAATATTGAACCATGTGGTCAAGGTGAGTCTGTTTGTATCGCTGTTGACGCACCAGATAAATTATATGTTACTGAACACGCAATCGTTACTCATAACACTACCCAATCAATTGTTGCCGCTTTAGAAAGTGGTGCTGAAAGGATTCTTATTGTAGCCCCATCATCAACCAAGATAAATTGGGAACGTGAAATCAACGTTTTTTGTGATGATACAGCAATTATTGATGGGAAGAAATTCAACAGTGCTAAATTTACAATAATAAACTTTGATATACTTAAAAATTTCCATACGTTGACTGATGGCAAGAAGAAAAAAGAAGGTGAACCAGAAAAAGTATTGATTAGAGATTTAGCTAACCAAAAATTTGATTTGGCTATAATCGATGAAGCTCATTACCTTAAAAACCATGAAAGTATTCGTGGTAAGATTATGGTTGATTTATCTGTAAACTATAATATAAATAGAGTATGGTTACTGACTGGTACCCCAGTTGCAAACAGACCAATGGACTTCTTTAATTTATTAAAGATAATTAAGTCTCCTATTGCGGAAAATTGGAAACACTTTGCTGTTAGGTATTGTGATGGTAGACAGTTCATGAGAACGCTTAAAAATGGGCAAAGAAAACAAATATGGTTGACTGATGGTGCTAGTAATCTAGAAGAACTAGCCGCAAAAACAAAAAACATAATTCTTAGACGTTTAAAAACTGATACATTGGATATGCCAGATAAAGTAGTTACACCAATGTATCATAAATTAGACCTTAATGGTTGGAAGATGTATGATTTATTGTGGGATGAATATATGGCTAAAAGAAAAGCTGAAGGTAAAAAATCCATTGAATCACAAAAAGACCTAGTTGAACTTATATTATTAAGAAAATTCATCGCTATGCAAGCTATTCCTTCAACAATAGAAATGGTTGAAAATGCAATAGAAATGGGTAGAAAAGTGATAGTATTTACATCGTTTACTGAAGAACTAGAAGTATTAGCTAACCACTTTGGTAAAGTATCTGTTAAACACAACGGACCAATGACAACCAAAGCCAAACAAAAATCAGTAGATGACTTTCAAAACAATCCAAAGGTTAAAGTATTCGTTGGAAATATTAAAAGTGCTGGTGTTGGTATTACACTTACTGAAGCAACCGTTGTTATCTTTAATTCGTTTGATTGGGTTACTGGAAATAATGAACAAGCAGAAGACCGATGTGTCTTTGGTGGTCAATTAGTAATGACTAATAATGGTTATAAAATGATTGAAGACATAAAAATAGGTGATTTAGTATACACACACAATGGTAATTTTAAAAAAGTTGTCAATACACATACACATTTAGAACGTAAAAAAACAAGGGTGGATATTGATGCATTTGGTTGTAATAATAAATTAAGTTTAACTAATGACCATAAAGTTTATGTTTATGATAATAAAGATAATGAATTTAAATGGGTTGAATGTGGTTCTTTAGATATTAATACACATAGAATGACATTAAAATCGAACAATCAACCAATAAAAAGAAAAGAATATTTAGATGTTATTAACTATGTAGATACTTCTTTTATTAATAATCATGGGGTTAAACAAAAAAATGCTAGGTTAAAAGAATTACCAGAAAAAGTTGTGTTAACTAATGATTTATTATATGCCTTTGGGTTTTTTATCGCTGAAGGTTGGGCAATTGATAAAAATGTTGGTAAATCAGCATCTGTAAATATATGTCAAAAAATAGATAATAAGAAAATGCATGACGCTTCAGTTTATATTGTAAATATAATTAAAGAGTCATTCAACCTTGAATCACATAATGAATATATTGATAAAAATAACGTTAAATCATGTACTATATATTCTAAAAATTTGGCTATTAATTTTAATAATTGGTTTGGTAAAGGTGTTAAAAATAAACAATTACCAGATTGGGTAGATGAATTAAATAACGAACAATTAGAAAATTTATTGGAAGGTTTTTATCATGGAGATGGATATAAAAGAAAAAATACTCAAGAAGCTATTTCAGCATCAACTAAATTAGGTTCTCAACTAATTAGATACAATGCAAACCTAGGTAGAGGTGTGTCGTTAAAAATAGTTGATGGTAAATATTACGATATAGAATACACAATTGATATAAACAATAAATTAAATAGGGTGTATAAAATAGGTGATTATATAACCTACCCAATTAAAAGTTTACACATAAGCAAACCTAAAAGAGGTGAAGAAAGAGTTTATGATTTATCAGTTGAGGATGACCATTCTTTTATTGTTGGTAATTATAATGTGCATAATTGCTATCGAATTGGGCAGAAAAATGATGTAAATGTGTATTATCAACTATTTATGGATACAATATCTGTAAGAATGTGGGAAACACTTAAAAATAAAAAAGATATTATAGATACCATAATGGGTGATAATAAATTAAGTGACGAAGAAATAACCATCAATTTGATGGATGAAATAATGAATGAATTAAATGATTAAAATTTACTCCATAGAAGATTGTCCGTATTGCACGGAATTAAAAAATATCCTTACTGAAGAAGGTATAGAATTTATTGATGTTGATGTTAACTTAGAAGAAAACGAAGCTGAGTATAATCAAATACATGAAATAACAAAATCCGACCAAGTTCCAATTGTCAAAGTTGGTAAACAATTACTTATACCAAATATTAGTTTTGCAACAATTCGTGAGGCGGCAGATTTAACCAAACAATTTTTAGGTTAAATACTTAATACATATTTTTTATTACCACAGTCGTATATTCTATTTATACCTCTTTCTAACATAATCTGATGTTCTGTTTTAGATGGGTCAAATCCTTCTTTAACTAGAACATCTTTTCTATATTTAAATCTATACTCTCTGTTGGTACCTATTATATACCAATAGTTTGGTTTAGAATCATGTATATGTGTAAACCCTAATTTCTCATACAACCCACCTTGACTCCATCTTCTATCAGCATAACTAATAATTTCTTTTGGATTATAAGTCTTTATAAAATGCTTAAGTAACTTATCAGCTCCACCAATAACTGTTGTGTCTAGTTTATTACAGAATCTAAATAACTCATATGAACCTTCTTTAGAAATCCCACCCATTGATTTTCTAAGTGTTCCAAACGTCATCAATGACACTAGCTCATCATTATAATATAACCCTAGTTTGATACTTGAGTTGACGTTGCCTTGAATATGATTGGTATCTAAAAATACTTTAGAATCTTTTGGTGTTACTTCTCGTATCTCTGTTTTTCTACCATATATCTTACTGGGTGTCAATCCTAGTATATTTGATAGTCTAGACTTAACTATATCTTGTTTATATAACCATTCATCTTCAAATACATGAATTAATTGAATACCTTTTTTTTCACATTCAATTGTTTTATTTAGATGATAATCATTTTTTACTTTTTTCTCAGAATGCCAATATAGACCATCAAATTCGATAGCTATATTTCCTAACAATACCTATTTTTATTTCATTCAACCAACGACATATTTCATTTTCTGGTTCAGTGTTAATATATCCACACTTTTGACAACCAGAACCACGTAAATGTACTTGAGCCATTTGTGTGAAAAAACCATGATTTTTACAACGTATATCTAAATTTTGATTATTTTTTATATATGTTGTTTTTGAATAATCATATTTATCACCATGAATTTTAATAGCCATACCTACAAACTCTTTTGTTGTTAACCTATCACCCAAACCCCTAGACGCTAAATAACATTTT